GATTCAACAAGCCCGTTCATAGCGGTAGAGTTTAGACCAATCCTTGTTGCCAATCCTTCCCAAGATGCCTTCCCTTTGTCAAATGTTTCCTCTTGAGCTTTGGTGTATTTCTGTGTACCCTCGGTGGCTTGTTCAAGAGCATCACGTTCTGCCTCTAAAGCCTTTATTAAGTCTAGCTTTGCGCCTACTTTTTCCTCGAGGATTTTTAAACTTTTTTGTTCCTCTTTACTTAAGTCAGCTTCTTTTTCTCTGAGGCTCTTTAGCAGCTTTAGTTCACTATCTCTTCCTGCTGAAAGATCCATTATCTTTTTCTTAAAAAGATCTAACAATTCAAGTTCGGCTTGCTTTGCGCTATTATATTCTCCAAGAGCTTTGTTTTGAGCTATGATAATTTCCAGTCGCTGCTTGTCTCGCTCTATGATCTGCGGATCCATAGATTCAAGTTCTTTACGAGTTTCTTCAGCTTTGTCTCTTTCTTCTAGAAGTTTTATAAGTTCTTCTTTGGGTTTGTTTTTGTATTCTGCCATTCATCTAGTCCTCGTCTTTGAATGGCCAGATAAGACCTGTGGTTTGCTCGAAAGCATCAACCTTGTTTCTCAATTTGTGTCTTTGCTTTTGTGTTTGTGGATGGTCGGTCCCATAATCGCGATAAGCATCAAGGAAATCCTTCTCAGCTGACACGGCCATTGCATATGCTTTAACGTCTTTATATTTGCCACGAATAATAAAGTCGGGCTTATCCTCGTTTTCATTTAAGTTTGCAACAATGTTGACATCCTTTCCATACATAAATCTAAGCAGGGTCTTTGTCCAAGCACCAAGCATCTCCGAAAATGTCTCATTAAGAGTTATCTTCGCCTTTTCCAAGTCAATTACAAGCATACACATTTCTCCTTAACATAAATAGTTTGCATAAAAAAATGCCCGTTAAGGCATTACTTTCTTCCTTTGGAAGCTTTGTCCATTTCTTTCTTCTCATCTTCATATTGCTTTCGCATTCTCTCGCAAAACCAATTTCGAAGACCAATTGGAAGATTATACATCTCGGTGAATGACCAACCTCCAAAGTGTTTCATAATGAAGAACTGTTCGTAAAGAGCCTCGGAGTATTTATCGGTCAGGCCAAAAAAAGTCCGTATTAAACGGAACCTCCATTTCTTGCCCATATCCGCAAGATCTACACTCAAAATCGTCTTTAACTTTGATATCAGGTGCAGCCAGCTTATAACAAGCTTTGAGGTGCCTAGAGTCTAAAGTTGGCATATTATCGACATATTTTGATATAATCTGCTTGTCTTTGTGACCTTCAATAGCAACAATCATCATCTTGAATTGATCGGTGAGATTTGTCTCGGCCATCTTTCTTTTCTTCTTATCTGACATGAGCTTGGCTAGTGTCTGTTCATCTCTACCGTCAAGAAGCTTAAACTCTACTTTGAACTTGGAGTATGGCATCCTACAAGAGAAGTTTCCATTTTCAAGCTTTTCTAAAGACAATGTTGTATTGGTCTCCGACTCATGAATCTCTTTCTTAGTGAGATCAAAGTCCATATAGTTTCGGTCTCCACAAGAAGGGCAGTTAATTTGAGTCTTATAGTTTGCACCATATCCGGAGATACGAGCGGCTATAATAAGAGCATTACGGTCTCCGATCAATAGATCTTGAGCCTTAACCTTCTTGTCAATGATAAGAGAGTCAAGCATACGCTCAATAGCGATTCCTTTCTTAAGAAGTGTTTGAGATGAAAGAATATCTTCTTCTTTGGCGGTCATGAAGCGAATTTCAAGAACTTCTTCTCCGCACAAGGGGTGACCCTCGGGGTAGTTTCCTTTTGAGGGAAGTTCGACAAACTCTGTTGGAGCGACGAAGCTTAATGGATCAAAGGCTTTCTCAACGGCTTGTGCCGGAGCCTCTGCTGGTTGTGGAGAATGTCCTCCAAGTCTATCTTTGTTTCTGCTCATTTATACCTCTTAAGTTAATGTTGCTGAGTCATAGGCAACGGTTATTGTTACTTCAAGGAGTTCATCGGCTGAATAGTCGAGATCTCCGTACTTTATTGATTTTATGAATGGGTTGATGAGATCCCATTCTTCTATCTTACTACCATTGGCATCGAACTTTTGGATGTTGAAAGTTTTACCATCATATTGTCCCTTCTTCAGCCCGTCAACGCCAGAGCCTGAACGATTATAGCCAACCTTAGAGAGTTTGTTAAAATACTCTAATCCTTTTCCACCAATATCAACCAAGGTTATATCGATGTCATTCCATGTAACGATTCCGGGATACTTGATTTTATGATTGATAAGTTGATGCTCAGAAACAGAAATATCCGGAGAGGGTTGTGTGACGGACTTTGCCCACCACATAACATCATCTCCGAATTGTATCTTGAATCTGAATTTTCTTAATGGTTCAAGTGTGTTATTTGACCAGAATGCCATCTATACCTCTATGCGTCAAATGTTATTGTTTCTGGAACTATTGCATCTTCATTGCCTGTTGTGTCGCAGGTAGCCCAGTCATAACGGATAGTCAACTCTACGCTGCGGAGATCATCATTTGAATAATCTAGATCTCCGTATTTAGCTGACTTTAGAAAAGCGTTTCTTAACAACCACTGCTCTATTACTTTACCATCAGCATCTAAAACAGCAATCGTTACATCTCCGAGTTTAGCAGATGCTTTATTTCTTGAGATTGTCTCAAAGTCACTGGGATTGGCTGGGATATTTGAAGGGATACTGTATCCTGCACCTTCTAAGAGATTATTAGTTAATTGCACAGCATCAACGGAGATTGGATCAACTAGAGACAAAGATACTTCATTCCATGAAACACGACCAGGGAAATAATATTTATTATCCAAGAAGTTATGTTCAGTTTCTGAAACATCAAAAGATGGTGTTGTAACTGTTTTAGCCCACCAGAGAACCGAGTTCTCTGCGAGTCCTGTTATTTCTACTTTAAATCTAAAATTTCTTTTAGGCTCTATTTCTTTTTGTGACCAAAATGCCATTGTATAAATCTCCTATAATATACAGTAAATAGTTTAGAACTCAATTCCGGAGCGTGTGATGTTGAAATCGATTGCTATAAACTCGATTGCGTAAGCTGGTTTTATGAAAACCTTAGCATACATAATATTGCGGTCAATGTAATCAGGTGTTGTTGTTGTCTCATCGAGAACAAGCTTGTACTCTGCAAGACCAAATCGCGCCTTAGCATCCGCAAGAATTGGTTGTGCTTGTGCTTTAAAGCGATTCCAAGTTGCCTGAACATTGTTGTCAAACAGGATTGTGCGGGCAACAGCGCCAATACGCTTCTTAAGGTAAATCATAAGACGACGAACATTGATACGATCTAGAGCTGATGGAGTTTGCTGAAGAGTCTTCTGTCCGAACACAACTGGTCCTTCTGAGGGGAAGTTGGCAATTGGATTAATATCAACTTGATAAAGCTTATCACGATCAGATTTTAGAAGACTTTCGCGAGCCTTTGCAACTTTTGGTCCTTTAGAACCACCAAGCTCTTTGATACCACCACGGTTAAATCCAGCTGGGGCAAACCAAGGAGCACCAGAAGCAGCATCCGATGAACCTAGAGCACCGATACCAGCAACAGAAGGTGGAAGTACAGCGCTACCTTCTTCGGAAGTTAACTGTATTTCTGGGTAATAGCAAGCAGCATAGCTTGTATCATAATCTTGAGTTTTAATCTTGTCGATGATATCAGCAACAGAGCCATCATCCTTACCAGCAGTATTATACTCATGAGATCCTTTGTACCCAGAGTCAACATCAATGATGGCCAAAGAGTCTCCTCTTTCTTCTGTGTTGTCTATTAGATTTTGCACAAGAGTGGTGTTAGTTAGTCCAGGAACGGAAACAACTTCATATTGTATCATTTCCGGATTTTTAACAGAGTCAATCATCTTATGTACAGCAGCATATGCATAATGAGTAGTTTCGCTTTGCGAAGTAAGATGCTTAGAACTTGAGAATGGGTCAACATGAGACACATTTGTTCCGTCGAATCCTCCAAAGAAAGGAGCGACGAATTTATTTATTTCAGATGTCTCGATAAGAGCGCCAGTCCCATTCAAAACTGTGTAGGCTGTTCCATTGGCATGAGAGCCTTCTTTAAAGTAGAATTTGTTTGAGTTGGAAGCATCTTGTACAATTTCATCAAAGGTAAAGATGAAAGAGTTCTCTAAATCTCCACCTGCTGTATGAATATCCAATCCACTAGGTAGTATTCGTACCAAGTCTAGATAGTCGTTGTTTATGTTTCCATAAAGTCGAGGACCTTGAGAAGCATTAGAACGATAATGGCGAATACCGAAGTCTTTGTTTTTGCTGTAATGATTGCCATTATTAGAGCCACTATCTGTTAATCTGAGTTCTGGCCATGAGAAAGAAGCAGTAACATCTGATTCAAACTTTGCCCATTGTGAAGCAGCATCGTGACCACCATAGATAGATGAGTTTATGGCCGACATTACATAAGCTGTACTTGCCCCAGACTCCAAAGTAACAGAACCTGAAGTGATAGTGAAGTCTTTAGGTTTAGCCGGGCCATAGAAGCCAAACGGAAGAGCACCGCGTCCAACAGACTTGTAGTTGGTGTCCATCTCAACACGAACATAACTTGATTTGTTAGGATATTTTCCTGTGGTTATGTATTTCTCTTTAGTAGAGTCGTAAGACATATTCATGTCACCAATCTTCTTGGCGATAAAGTTATCACTGTTTTCATTTAAGTTACAAGAGCTATAGGATTCAGCAACACGGAAGTTTCCTAGAGCGTCTTTTTGTAGGATCTCAATTCCAAATAAAGAATCTGGTGAAGCGTTTGTACCAACCTTCTCAAGTTTAACACGAACAGCGTAATTCTTTTGGAAGTCTTCTCCTTCATGAAGTGATTCTAGGCGGAACAGCTTCTGTAAACTTGAGGAATCAAAAGAGCCTGTGTTCAATTGAGGAGCTGCATCATTAGCAATAAACCAACCAGTCTTTGAAGTAGCAGCTGCACGTTCATGTTTGATCCAGTTTGCAGCTGCGCTTTGCTTAGCCAATGGAAGAATCATGCCAAATTGCTTACCAGCAGATGCTGATCCGGCGGTATTTAGCTTTTCGTATAGGTCGGTTTCGAATGTTTCACCTAAGAAATACTTATAAGTTGTGTCTTTCTGAGCGGCACTTGCGAGTGCGTGTGGGTTTGTGTTCAGAACACTTCTAATGAAGTTTTGGTTTGAATTGGGATCCAAACAGAAGCTATGCTTTGTACTAGTACCAGCAGCAGTGTGAACCTCTAAAGTGAACCCACCATAATTTGACCCATCAGATACGATCATCATACCAGCCGAAGATGTTAAGTCAGATGTACCAGCTATTGTTCCAGAGAGTGTGAGAGCGGCTGCTTCAGCATATATGATAGCAGCAAGACCACCAGCAGTTTCCCCTGAAGAAGCAGAAGGACACACCCACAATCCATAAGCTGTGGTATTAGCAGCGGGATCAGAAGTGGAAAAAGATCCACCTCCTAAAGTCCATCCAGCTTTCGTAGTTGTGGTGAGTGACTCTCCAACTAAACGAATGAACGTAACTGGCGATGTCTCAGACGCAAGCCATGCTTTGGCTGCGTAAAGACCGTAAGTGGGATTGGCGTAGTTCCCATCTCTCCAAACATCGTCAACATCGACACCAGGTTGAGGTGCACCAAAGATTGCTTCAAGATCGTCTATACTAGAAACCCTTACTGGCTTCATAGCAGGTCCTTTCTTGGCATATCCTATGATAAGAATACCATCATCTTGTACGTCTTGTTGTACTTCACTCAAATCGACTTCACGAAGAAGGATGTCGGGTGATATAAAATCAAATTTGCTAGGCATTAAAAATTCTCCTTAAAACTATTATTCTCAAGTAAATAGTATCTTTGTATTTCAAAAGGACTTATTCTCGATAGTCCTTATCTTTCTTTTTCCAAGGCGCTTTATCACCTGTTATAACTCTCTCGCGAGATATTTTAACTTCAACAGCATTTTCTCTAATTGTTATTTGCGGCTTATCCCTGTTGATGCCCTCGCCTATCAAATAGCCCAATACTTTAATGGTTATCTTTGTCTCGAACATTCTCTCGTCTTCATTAAGATTAGTGACATTCTTATTCTCTGAGAAGCTTTGATCGATAAACGCTTCATATCTATGTCCATCTTCCGAGAATAGAAAAGAATTTAACTGCCCTGTTCTTGTAATGAAGGGGGTCATGAGGTCGTTCATCTGCTGTTGATATTCGGTGCGCAATGTAACATTATACATAACAGTTATATAGGTTGGTATTGGGGAAGTAAGGTATTCATATACTATTTTCTTATTATCACTCCTTCCTGTGTCTTTAGCGTTCTTGACTCCTCGAGCAAAGTCAGCATTTGCGAAGTTTCTTGTCTTCTCTTGCTGAATTCTGCGAACTCTGGTGATAGCACCGCCCTTATAGTCACCTTCTTCAAACAAGTGTGCCTGAAAAGAACCTTTGAAACTCGGGTCTTTTGCAATTGACTCACGATTGATAGAAATCAAAGGTAATTTAAGCTTTCCGACACTATCTCTGATGTCTTTGTTGTTTTTTATCTGATGTGCTCTTTCTGAACCAAGCCAAAGCACCGGAACCTTCTTAAAACCTTCATTTGTCGTTGTATGGAGAGCTAATTTCTCGTCCACAAACTTATAAATACCCGTATCAATGGTCTCAATGGTTGAAGGTTGCAATTCTATCACTTTATTCGGCATTAAACAGTCCATCCCTTGATCTTATACACTCTGCTTGTATCTCGAAGCGGTGTTCGACTTGCCCAAAGAGTAATCTTGGCTCTATTAACTTAACAATTTCGTAAAAAACCTCTCCATAGCGAACAAAATCACCTTCTCTCACGTATAAATCCTGATCTTCGGTCAATCTTCGCTTATGAAAGTTGACTTTTATCTTCGTGAGTTTATCCAAGTATAAATTCTCAGCACCGGCTGTCTCAACACCCTGAAATTCAACAAGAGCATGAACTCTTATTGGAGGAAGAAAGGTTTTTTCAATGGCTTCTCCATATAATGGGTGAAAATTTGTGTGATCAATGTCGATTGGGAAATACAAAACCTGTTGACCAACGACTCTTTCAATGATTTCATCGTTGATCTGCTTGACAAGGTCTCTTTCTTTCTTTCCAAAGAACATTGGAGGAGGGGGAGATGCTGGTTTGCTCCATTTGTTATCTTCTGACATTCAATTACCCCACAAAAATTCCATTGGGAACATCATCTAAGATGTCTTTAACGTTGTTTGTCATATCTTTATCCGTTTCGATAAGTTTAGGATATGTTAATTCGTCAAGAATTGTCTTTAATTCGTCTCGCAAAGCGTCTTGCTCGGCCTTAGCCTGTGAAAGCAAGTCGGACGCGTTTAAGCTTACATTCTCCCCAGGAATCGGCACGTTTCCACCAAACTTTCCACGTATCTGGCCTAGAGTTTCTTTAGACAAGGCGAGAGCAAATCTTCTGATCCATTGTTTTCCAATTGAGTTAATATTCTCATAAGGAATGTTCTCAAATGGAAGAGT